CCGTATGGTACTGAGTTGGCTTTGTGTCAGAGGTACGCATATGTGAATCGGGTTTTAACTGGTATTTTTGGGGCATTCGGTTTAAGTGGGTTTTTTGAGACAACAACCGTTGCTCTTATTCCAATCAGGCATCCTGTTGAGATGCGAGCATCTCCGACATATTCTTTTTCCGCTGCAAATACCTTTTACACACAAACCACATTCAACATAACACCATCAGCAATAGCGTTAGGAAATGCAAATATTTTTGGCGGTGTACTGAACGCCACTGTAAGCGGGGCAACGGCTGGTAATGGTTTCCATTTGATTAGGAACAACAACAACGGTTCTGAGACCACAATCACCGCATCGGCAGAACTATGAACATTCAACTAGACCCACAAGACCAAGACCTGCTCCAACACAACTGGACTTGCCTTGCGTCCAAGCACATCACATACGCCAAGGCATCTATTGGTGGCAAGCAAGTGTTGCTGCATCGTTTGGTCGCTGAGCGCACGGGCTTGTCTTTGGATGGTGTGATTGACCACATCAACGGTGACGCATTGGACTGTCGCAGAGCAAACTTGCAAGCCTGTACGCACCAGCAGAACATCATGAAGCAACGGCATCAAGCAACATCACGAAGCCCGTTCAAAGGTGTCATGCAGTTCCGCGACAAGTGGCGTGCCCGTATCACAATCAACGGCAAGACAATGCACCTTGGCCTATTCGCTTCAGCAATTGAAGCCGCCCGTGCGTACAACGAGAAAGCCAAAGAACTGTTTGGTGACTTTGCAAATCTGAATGAGGTGAACCATGTACCAACAACTGCCTGAAACACCGCTTGGCCCAGCCCAGTGCATCAAACGCCTCGCCGACAACGCCTTCATCCCCTTCGACCCCGCCAACACGGACTACCAAGCCTACCTTGCATGGCTTGCCGAAGGCAACGTCCCAACCCCTGCTGATGAGGTGGATGGTGGATAACGTCGATAAAGAATTCGCCATCCATCAGGCTGTTTGCGATCAGCGTTACAAGTCTATCGAGGACAAGCTGGAATCTGGGAAGAAACGCATGGAGAAGATTGAGATCCAGCTCTACATCGTGATTGCCGCCATCTTGTTTGGGCCAGGCGTTGCTGCTGACATTGTGAAGAAGATGTTGGGGTTGTAACGATGTGGATCCCATCAGCATCTGTCTGCTTGCGGCTGGACTTGTCAAGAACATCCAAGCTGGATGCGAGCTTTACAAGCAGGCCAAAGAGTCATTTGTTGAGATCAAAGCCACTGCTGATGAAGTCATTGCCATTGGCAAAGAGGTGCATGGATTCTGGGGACAGCTCCTTGCGTTCTTTGGAAGCAAGCCAAAGCCAGCAGCCACGGTCAAGCCTTTGGCGAAAAAGAAGGCAGCCTATGTCGCAGTTGATGAGACACAGGTCAAGATTGACATCGTCACAAACCTGACTGAGTTCTTCAGACTTCAAGAGAAGTTGGCGGCACACATCAGGGAAGAGGAAGAGAAGAGTTTGGCGATCTATGACCCTGACCAAAATCACATGGAGGCAGCACTCAAGCGAGTGATGGCACAGCAAGAGATGGACAGGCTGGTGGTGACGATCAGAGAGACCATGGTGTACCAGTCACCGCCAGAGATGGGTGCGTTGTACAGCGAGGTCTTCAAGATGCGAGATGTCATCTCTGAGGAACAGGAAAAAGCTAGACTGAAAGAGGAGGCGAAGAAGAGGCAAGACGCATGGCAACATCGGCAAGAGGAAAGAAACCTGCAAGCAAAGCTGGCGGCGGTGGTGGCGACTTCTATATTCCTCCTGTACCTTTGGCTGTGGTTCCTGTTCGTAAGTCAGTGGGGGAAGAGATAGTGGGCTGGGTATTCTGTTGTTTTCTCATAGCGTGCTTACTCCCATTGGGCGCAATGCTGTACCTCGATATCTTGGAAGCCAAGCATGAGGTCAAACAAGAGTTAGAAAAGGTTCATAAGTTAAGACGAGAAGTGGAGAGGAAACATCGTGAACAAAATCGTAATTATGATTCTGATGGCATTCCTGATGACAGGGTGCGAAGATAGATTCCGTTATCCGTGCCAAGACCCTAAAAACTGGGAACTTGCGGATTGCAAACCCCCAATCTGTACCGCTACAGGTACTTGCCCTGAACAACTTGTAACCCCAGAAAAGGAGAAGAAGTGATGCCTACAGTTGGATATAAACAAAACAATCGCCTGACGGCTGAAGAGATCGAGGTCAGGGTCTGGGCTTTTGTCATCATCATTTTGGTGATGATTCTCTTTGGATCTGTTGCCGCGTTCCTGTATTCGGTGACCTATGTCACACAGCCCATGGCTGGCATGGCTCCAATTGACAAGGTCTACACGCAACAGATCAGCACCATCATGGTGTTCATTACTGGCGTTCTTGGCGGTGTGGCTGGACGCTCTGGCATCAAGGCTGTGGCGAATGCCGTGGCCAACGCTGAAGCCAACGACACCGACGAACCGCCAAAGCCATGAAAGGTTTACTCTCTGGATTGATTGCCCTGCTGCTGACCTTCGGCGGCGGGTATTTCTATGGCAAGTATGTAGAGAGGGAAATCCAACAAGCAGAGGTAGACAGGCTCAACACCGAGGCCAGAGCAAAGGAACAAGCTCTGGCTGCTGCCGTAACTACGACCGCTGACGCACTGAGGAAGACCAATGAAAAAGCCAAACTTGCTGCAAAGCAGCGCGATGCTGCTATTGATTCTGGCGCTCTCAAGTTGCGCGTCAAAACGTCCTGCCCCATACCAGCCACCCCAGATCCCGCCATTGCCGCAGGAAGTGGTGGAGGAGAAGCACGAGCCGAGCTTGACCCAGCGTTTGGAAAAGCTCTTTTCGCAATAGCAGAGGAAGGCGATCGCGCCATCACAAAGCTCAATGCTTGCATCAGTTTGTACAACCAAGCCATTGAATCACAGAAAGGTATCAAATGAATCTGACCGCCAACTTCTCCCTGCATGAACTGACCAAGTCAGAGACAGCCCTGCGCATGGGCTTTGACAACACGCCAGATGAAGAGACCACCGAAAACCTGCGCCTGCTGTGTGAGAAGGTTCTCCAGCCGGTGCGTGACCATTACGGTAAAGGTGTCAAGGTGAACTCTGGATACCGCAGCCCTGAATCCAATGCGGCTGTCGGAGGGTCAAAGACCTCAGACCACTGCAAGGGCATGGCGGCTGACATTGAAATCCCTGGTGTTGCCAACGCAGACCTGGCTCAATGGATTATGGATAATCTGGACTACACACAGCTTATCCTTGAGTTCTACACCCCCGGTATCCCTGATTCTGGCTGGGTGCATATCTCATATGACCCAAATCGGCTGACCAAGCAAGAGCTGACGGCCACCAAGGTAGCAGGCAAGACGCAATATTTGCCTGGCTTGGTCGCATAATTTGAGCATGGCTACAAACCTTTCACAGCAGATCACTAACCCAGCGCCGCCAAACCTTGGCACGCCAGGCAATGTCTACGATGAAAGGTTTTTCGGTCAATCCTTTGGCGGCCTGAATGTCTACTTTGCCAAGCTCACAGGTCTCTTGTCGACACTATTCGGGCCAAGGGGTGGGAAGTGGCTGAATGCGCCTTATGGCGCGTTTCAAGATGGAACTGACCAGACTGCGGCCAACACCACCACGGCCTACGCCATCACGTTTGACACCACAGACTTCAGCAATGGCGTCACCTTGTCAAACTCGTCAAGACTGAATGTGGCCCAGTCTGGCATCTACAACTTGCAATTCAGCGTGCAATTTACGAACACGACAAATGCATCTCAAGATGTGGATGTGTGGTTTCGCAAAAATGGCACTGACATTGCCAAATCAAACAGCAGATTTGGCTTTGCTCCAAGAAAAGGTGTTGGCGATCCATTTCACATCATCGCTGCCTTGAACTTCTTTGTCAGCTTGGCGGCCAATGATTATGTGGAAATCATGTGGCGGCCATCAGATGTCGGTGTCAGCATTGAGCACTATGCCGCAGGCACTTCTCCAACGCGCCCAGCGATTCCATCAGTCATTGCCACTTTGAGCTTTGTGTCCAATTTGTCGCAAGAAACAGCATAATTAAGCCATGGCACTCGTACCCCTCAAAATCCCACCAGGCGTTTACCGAAACGGTACTGAGTACCAGTCGGCGGGGCGCTGGTATGACGCCAACCTTGTTCGTTGGTTTGAGAACACTTTGCGCCCTGTCGGCGGGTGGCGGCAAAAGTCTGCTACTCAGATGACAGGCAAATGCCGAGGTCTATTGACTTGGCGCAACAACAGCGGAGATCGCTGGATTGCCGCGGGCACACATTCAAAGCTCTACGCCATGAACGAGGCGGGGACGCTCAAAGACATCACGCCAACAGGCTTCACGGCTGGCGCGGCTGATGCCACCATCAAGACTGGTTTCGGCTATGGGCCTTACGGTTCATATGCTTATGGCGTTGCACGTCCTGACAATGGCACTGTGACACCGGCCACCACATGGAGCCTAGACACTTGGGGCGAGTATCTTATTGGATGCTCTGACGCCGATGGCAAGCTCTACGAGTGGCAATTAGGCTTCACCACTCCAACCTTGGCGGCGGCCATCACCAACGCGCCAACAGGGTGCGCGGCTGTGATGTCAACTGCCGAAAGGTTCATCTTTGCCTTGGGCGCGTCCAGCAATCCTCGTTTGGTTAAGTGGTGCGATCAGGAGAACAACACAGTTTGGACGGCAGCCGCCACCAATCAGGCGGGTGACTTTGAATTGCAGACTATTGGCGCTTTGAAAGCTGGCAAGAAGGTGCGCGGCATCAATTTGCTCTTCACTGATGTTGACGTCCACACCGCCAGCTATGTCGGCCTGCCTTATGTATATGCCTTTGAGAAGGCTGGATCTGGCTGTGGCTTGATTTCATCGCAAGCTGTGGCCGCCATTGACACTGCCGCCATGTGGATGAGCAAATCAGGCTTTTGGATATTTGACGGCTATGTCAAGCCATTGCCAAGCGATGTGTCTGATTTCGTGTTTCAGGACATGAATTACAACCAGTCGTCCAAGGTCTTTGCGGTTCATAACTCCAAGTATGGCGAGATCTGGTGGTTCTACCCATCCAGCGCCAGCAATGAGGTTGACTCCTACGTCACATACAACTACCGTGAGAACCACTGGAACATTGGCTCCATGGCTCGGACTGCGGGCACTGACAGGGGCGTCTTCTTATATCCTTTGATGGTGTCTTCTGACGGCTACATCTACGAGCACGAGGTGGGTTTCACATATGACGGCGGTGTGGTTTATGCCGAGTCTGGACCCTTTGAGATTGGACAGGGTGACAACATCATGTCGGTGCGTCAGGTGATCCCTGATGAGCAGACGCTGGGAGAGGTGGCCATCAGTTTCAAGTCTCGGATGTATCCGACGTCAACAGAAACAACCCATGGTCCTTATTCAGCCTCTCAGCCAACTGATGCGAGGTTTGCTGGCCGTCAAGTCAAGATGGTGGTGACAGGCAATGTGCTGGACGATTGGCGCGTTGGCGTGATGAGATTGGAAGCTGTGGCGGCGGGTAAGCGTTGAGCAAAGCTGAAAAATAGAATACTTTAAAGGAAACAAACATGGCTACAGCACAACAAGTGGCAGAGACAAAGCAGATGGTTCGTGAGGCCATGCAAGAGGAAGGCGTCTCTGCTGAGACCCTTATTCGTTTGGGCAAAATGGCTGAAGCTGTTTTGAAAAACAAGAATCTATATCCTCAGTTTGTTCAGGCCGTCATTGACAGTGACTTGGCTGAAGATGGCGACATTCCTGCTGAAATTGATTATCAAATGCTTGGTGTTTTTGCCACTCTTGGCGAAATGGCTCGACAAATGATTGCCTCTGGCGAATTGGGAGCATGACATGGCAAATTGGAAAAAGTTTAAGAAGTTCGTTCAGAAGGTAGCAAAGCCTGTTGCGGCTGTTGCGGCCATTGTTTACCCTCCACTGATTCCAATGATTGGATCTGCTCTTGGTGCTACAGGTGCGGCTACTGCTGTAGTCGGTGCGGCTGCTCTAAGTGGTGCGGCTAGTGCTGTTGCTGGTGATTCAACATCAGACATTCTGAAGAATGCGGCTCTTGGCGGTGCAGCAGCTGGAATTGTGAATGCAGTTGCTCCAACAGCATTTGATAGTGGATTGCTTAGTGGTGGCGGTGCGGCGGCAACAACTGCCCCTGCAACCACTGCCGCGACTACTGCCGCCACTGATATTGGATTGCTGTCTGGCAGCACAGGCACAGGGTTGACTGCTGGAGGTTCTGGCCTTGGGTTAACTGCTGGCGGTGGAAGCCTTGGCATTACTGCGGCTTCACCTGGCGCATCTGCAATTGGTGGGTCACTTGGCACACAGTTAGCAGGTATCAGCACAGGCATTGGCGCTGCTGGTGCATTGTCTGGCTTGACAGCGCCTGCCACCACCGCAGGGACTTCTGCGGTTGGATCAATGGCTCCAGTTGATTATGGTTTGACAAGTGGCGGTGCTGCGACTTCTAGCGGCGGCATCATGGATTCGCTGGCCAAATATGGATCTGGTGTTCTTGATTTTGCTAAGGCCAATCCACAGCTTGCTGGATCACTGCTTGGAGCTTTGGGTGGTGCTGTGAGTGCCGCCAATGCTCCTAAAGAGCAAACCACCACCACATCAATTGATCCACAAATCAAGGCCGAGTATTTAGCCAACCTTGAGCGAGCAAAGGCTGCCGCCGCCAACTTGGGTGTGCGTCAGTTTGCGCAACCTGGCGCAATGTACACAGCCGCCGAACAGAATCTTTACAACCTTGGCATGACGCCATTTGGGGCAAAGGATATTCAGCAGTTCTTTAACCCATACGAAGAGCAAGTCGTTCAAGGTGCGTTGGGTGACATTGAGCGCACACGTCAAATGCAAGAGCAGGCAAACATGGCTCAAGCCACTGCGGCGCGTGCCTTTGGCGGCTCACGTCAAGGCGTTGTCTCTGCCTTGACGAATGAAGCCGCACTGCGACAAGCTGGAACAACTGGCGGCCAATTGCGTTCTGCTGGTTTCACTCAGGCCGCCAACCTTGGACTGGCCGCACGTCCTATGAATATTGCTGGACTGCAAACATCAATGGGACTTGGTGCTCAACGCGATGCGTTGACACAGGCCAGACTTGATGCACAGCGCAATATTGAGTTGGAGCGTTTGGCAATCACTGGTGGCGCTTTGGGATTGCAGCCAGCAAATACTGGTAGTACATCAACCCAGCCTCTGTATAGCAGCACAGTTGGCAGTGCATTGTCTGGCGGTCTGACTGGCGCATATATTGGTTCGCTGTTACAGCCTAAACCTATTTGAGGATAAAACATGGCTACATCATTCGACATGGGATTGCTTGGAAACATCTTTGGCGGTGGCGCTGAGACTGGCCTTGAGGGTTATCTGACGCCAGCACAGCAGCAGGCAATGAGCCGTCAGGCTTTGTTGCAGGCCGTCATGGCCATTGGACAGGCCAGCGGCCCCAGCACTACACCACGTTCCTTGATGCAGATCCTTGGTTCTGGCGTTGCAGCCGGACAACAAGGCTATGCCGAGGCGCAAAAGAATGCCATCACGCAGTTGCTGACAAAGCAGAAGATGGATGAAGCAAGACGTGCACAGGCTTCACAGGAAGCCTACCAACGATATTTGATGGGTCAGCCTACCGAAGGTATGGAAATCACGCCGCAACAGGCTATTTCAGCGCCAAGCATGCCTGTTGGTCCAACAGTTGAGCGTGCCGCAATGATTGGTCAGCCTGCGCCAACAGCAATGCCGAGTGGCGTGTCTACATTAACACGCGAACAGCGTGCAATGCTGGCTGCTTTGCCTGCTGAAAAAGGCATCCCAGAGATGCTCAAGCTGACTCAGCCAAGCGAGAAAGCAAGGCTACTTGCAGAACTTGGCATGAAGCCAACACTGGAAAACTTGCGTTTGCTTGACAAGCCAGAGGCTGATCCAGAGAAGATTAGATACTTAAAGGCATTGAATTTACCGATCACGCTTGAGAATTTTAGACAGCTTGATAAGCCAGAGGCTTTACCAAGTGAAATTCAAATTCTTAAAGCAACTGGAACACCAGTCACATTTGAGAATGTACAGGCGTTGCGTAAATCGGCTGCATCTCAGACCACTAATATTTTGAGCGCAGAGAAAAAAGGTGTTGAATTGGCATATGAGAATGCCATCAAAGATCTTGGCGTATCAAGAGACATGGCGAGAGCTGCAAATACAACAATTGCAAATGTTGAAAGAATTTTGCCTGCACTTGATACAGCCATCACTGGACCAGCAGCAGACACAAGAACAACGTTCTTGCGGATTGGCAAGCAGTTGAATATTGCTGGCGAGAACGCTGATCAAGTTCTTAAAAATACAGCAATTGTGGTTCAAGGTTTGGCGCAACAAGAATTGTCAGCTGCCGAACAAATGCGCGGTCAAGGTTCATTGACTGAAGGCGAACGTGCAATTCTGCGACGTGCTGCTGGTGGTGATCAAAGCCTGACGTCAGGAGAATTGCGTGTTGGATTGATGGCGGCACAGCGTGTAGCAAAAATGAGAGCTGAATCACATGGACAGTTGTTGCAAACAGCCGTCAAATCAATACCTGCACTCTCATCAATTGCGCCAATGTATGAAGTTCCAGTCTATGGCGCACAAGCCCCAAATCCATTGCAAAATGCAATTCAACAAGAGATTGATCGACGCAGGTCGCAAGGGGGTAGACGATGAGCGATGGACTAAGCCAATTCAGTATGGAAGAGTTGGAAGCTATCCAAAAGGGTGACCTTTCAAAATTGTCTATGGATAAGCTGATGCTGTTGCAACAAGTGACTGGCGGCATGCCAATACAGCAACAAACACCAACAGCTCCAATCCCTGTCGCAGTACAGCCGCCAGCTCCCACACAGCGTTTGCGTGCAATGGCGCAAGGTGCAACATTGGCTGGCGCTGATGAGGCTGAGGCTTATTTACGTTCACTTGCAGGTGAAGATTATGAGTCTGCATTGGCCGACATCAGGTCAAAAACAAAAGCGTATCAGCAACAAGCGCCATATGAATCACTTGGCTATGAGGCTTTGGGCGGTTTATTGCCTGCGGCTGCCGTAACTCTTGGAACTGGTGGCACATCAACGCCAGCAACAGGTCCAATCGTTGCCAAAACGACAGCAGATGTTGTCAGATCCTTGATCGGAACATCTGCACTTGGCGGCGCTTATGGAGGCGTCACAGGATTTTTATCAGGTGAGGGTGATGTATTAAATCGTTTGGCAAATGTTCCTGGCGGTGTAGCGGTGGGCGCAACAGTGGCTCCAGTAGTCAAGACTGCCATCACAGGTACTGGAATGCTTGTTGACAAGGTCACAGACTTTGCACGCCGTCTTGCTGGTGGCCGTGGAGCCAAGATCGTCGAGACTGAATTGCAACGACTTGCTGGCGATACTGGTTTAACTACTGATGAAATTATTGATCGCATTGCTCGCGGTGAGATCATGGCCGAAAACGCCACATTGCTGGCTGCTGTGCGCGGCTTGTATGCGCAGGGTGGTAAGCCATCAACCACATTGATGTCATCTCTGACGCGCCGACCAGAACAATTACGCACTGAGGTGCTGACAGAGATGCAACAGAAGTTGGCAAATCAGCCTGGCAATGTATTGCGCCAATTCAAGCTGAATGATGATCAGTTGAGACAGGTTGAAAAAGAAGCCTACAAGGAAGCATTTGGCACTGGCGGCGTCATTGACTCTCAGTTACTTGCCAGTGTTACAGATGCTCTGAAACGGTCACCGCAGTCTGTCAAAAACATCAATGATGTCTATATTGCTGAAACAGGCAAAAAACCATTCTTCAGCTTTGATAAGAGTGGAAATATTGTATTCAGTAGAGCACCTACATTGGAAGATGCAGAGATCATCCGCAGGGGTATTCAGGCATCAGTAGATGAGGCTTACCAGTCTGGCCGTGGACGAGTTGGCGAGGCGCTTAAAGGCGTTGAATTGTCATTGCGTGACGCCATTGATACTTCTTCTTCAAAGCTGGCTGATGCTAGATTGCAAGCTGCTACACGCCGAACCGCAAGGGATGCATTTGATGATGGCCGTAAGGTATTTGGGAAAAGTGCAGATGAGGTGGCTGTTTTGGTTGAGGACTTGTCTCAAAAGCCTGGTGCTTTATCAGCTTTCCGCGCAGGCACGATGGATGCCATTCGCAATCGCATGACAACAGGCACACGCAAATCAATGATGGCCAACCTGTCAGATGAAAATACCAAAGAAGGCAAGATCTTGCGCACCATTTATCCGCAAGATGAATTGCCAGGAATTTTGGACCGTATTGCAACGGCTGCACAGTCTCAGCGTGCATCTTCATACATTCTTGGCGGCTCTCAGACAGCGCCAACATTGTTGCAGGCGGCTCGCACTGGAATGAATATCTCTGCTGAAGAGGTTGCGAATGTGATGACCGCCAATCCAGTGACGATGATTTCATCAGCCGTAAACATTGTGAAGAAGGTTGCAGCGCAGCAGAATAAGAATATGACTGAGGCACAGCGTGATCAAGTTGCAAAGATACTTGTATCTGAGGATCCAAACTTAGTGCGCAGAGCTTTGGTTGATGAAAGCGCATTTGCTTTGGTGCAACAAAAAATCAATGACTTTGCACGCTTTGCTGGTAAGACCACTCCTTACAGCTTGACAGGCATTACGGCTGGAAGAGTACTAGGCGCATTCCAAGGACAATAAATCATGGCGACAATGTATCAAGACCCATTTGGCGCAGCAGACTACAGTGCTGAAGGCACTCGCGGGTTGCTGGAATATTTGCGCGAGGAATATCCAAGGATCTATGGTGCTGGCGCTGGATTGTTGCAATCATCTCCATATGACATGGCAGACCAATACAGCATATTTGATCCAAGAAGAAAACAAGCACTTGAGGCTGCACAGTATGCTTTCCCTGTTGGCGTTGCGCTTGATGTGATCCCTGGCGTTAAGTCGTTGAAAGAGCCTGCAAAACAAACTATTAAAGCAGTTGGTAAAGGTAGCAAAGCCATTGCCAAACTGGCTGGATCAGAGCTTGATGCCGCCATGTTTGGCGAGCGTGGCGGCCTGCTTGGCATGATGACACCGCAGCCATCATTCGCAGTGCCGCCGGCGCCATCAATGAGTCAGGCCGCTAATTTAACTGGCGCATTACGCCCACAGGTGGCGCCAGTGCGTGGCCAAACAAGCAAAGAGCTTGTGCGTCAACAAAAGAAAATGCTTTCAAGCGATGAAAAAGAAACCTTTGAAAAACTGAAACAGAAATATCCTGACTTTGCAAAAGCATCTCAATTTATGACCGGTCAGGAAGTGCAAAAAGTTATTACAAATGAAGAATCTGTAAAAGAGATTAGCAAGCTGCTTGACATATTGCCATCATCAAAAGAGATGGCCTCGATGGCTAAAGCTGGCGCTCCGAAGCAGGGTTGGTATCGCGCATCTACTCAAGCAATTATTGATGTGTTTGGCGTGGATGACGCACCTCGATTTGCATCATTGCTTGCAGCGTTATCTCCGCAAACAAGCGTTGAAATGAATTTGCTAAATACATTGAATACTTGGAAAAACTGGACTGCTGCCGGCAGACCAACAGACGCAAGATCAATCAAAGAAATTATGGGGCGCAGCGTCAGTGGAACAAAAGGAGAAGAATCAGTACTTGAGGCATGGCAAAACAATGCAATCAGATCATTATCAGCAAATGACCCAACAAAAGTAACTCTGTCTGGACCAAAAGTAGATTCGTTTTATAGAAACCTTGCTGATGATGTTTATAAAGTCACAAACGATGCTTGGATGGCGAATGCACTTGGTGTCAATCAAAACCTGTTTAGCGGTTCTCCAACAGCATTACAAATTGCAAGAGGTGATCCTGGCTTAACACCTGGCTACATCGCAACCAGTGCGCGTTTAAGACAAGGCGCACAGCAGGCTAATATGTTTCCATCTGAAGGCCAAGAGACAATGTGGTCACTTGCAATGCCATTGATGGAAGGTCAGACCTCCATGGGATTGCGTGCAAGAGAAATACTTGACAGAGGATTATTAACCCCAGAATTGATTAGAGGAACGCCAGACTTTTCTACATTATTGAATCAAGGTAACTATCAAAATATTTTGCGTGAAGCCGGATACGGTCAGCAATTATCTGGCTTGAAACCTTATCAATGGCAACCATCGAATGTTCAGTTGTCTATGTCAGAGCAAAGAGACATTGATGCACTCGCAAGAAGACTTGAAGACCTCCAAGGTTTTAGACAAATGGAGTCTCGCGGCAAAGTATTCAGTTTGCCAAAAGCACCAGGCGATTTGAAATCTGCTTTTGCTGCTGAACCGTATGAAATGATTCCTGGCCGAGGCACTGGTTTTATGGAAGAGTTGATTGATCTACCACAAGGATCAAGAGCAAATTTTTCTTCAAGAGCAGCATCAGCGTTTCAAGATGTACAAGGCAGAGACATTTTGCAAAGTGCGTTGGGATTGCAGCCATTAAAAACAAGAGGTATGCAAGGCGCGTATCAGCCGCCAGGCGGTATCCCATTCGCTGGTCCAAGATCAGAAACCGGACTCAAAGCACCTATGTTGGCGCCATACCCATTGGAAACGCAACCTGGCTTTGCAAGCCTTTCTGAATTCCCTGTCACAGCACCGGTAAGAAATCCTGGCATACCGCAAAATATTGCTGATAGATTATCAGCTGCGGCAGCCACCAGAGGAATGTTCACAGGTCAAAATGCATCAACATGGAATGCCCAAATCCCATTTGCTAAAGGTGAAAGCGCTTTCTTCCCATTGCAGAAAAAGGTTGGCGAAGAAAATATCAGAGCAGCCTATCGCATGGCCGGTGATGAAATACCTTTGGTGGACTACGGCAAAGGTGTTGCCGCAATAAATTTTGCACCAAATGCGTTACCAATATCTGAATTAAAACAATTAGAAAATGCTTTGGGCGCAAGTAATTATGTACCAACAAGAAATGTCAGTGACTATATTGATTACTCAAGCGCATGGACGCAGCCACAAGGGTCTGGCGCTGTCACTCGAAAATGGCTAGAGTATTTCAATAAGTTATCGCCAACAGATCAGGCCAAATTAAGTCAAGGTGCAATGACACCAGCGGGTGATTTGTTTGACATTTACAAAAAAACCTCTGAAACAAGAGGCTACAAAACACGCGAAGACTTGATGAATCTTTTGGATTTTGTACGCAATAGAGGATTATTAGCAGTGCCTGCGGCATTAGCGTCAGGAGCTGCTTTCCCTGCTACTTCACAGAACTTTGGATACGGCCTATTGCAGCCCTCGGACCCAACCGAAGAGCGTTAATCACTTTTTTAAGGATTTGATATGGAGGCTTTCTCCATCCAATTCTTTCAAAGTCTCCAATTACCCTTTGCCCATCTTCTTGGGTATAGGCTACTCTGATATATTGACCATCATTTTCCCAGTATTCAATCCTGGCTTTTCTATCTTTGTTTTCCATCATCTCTCTCCAAACAGCGCAGCCACCAGCGGGTCGCGCTTAATCTTCCACTTCTTGGCTCTTTGCCGCGCCATCCTGAAGGCGTGGTCATCGAGGGACTCGTTGGCTCTCCACTTATCAAGCCTCTCTCTTGGTGTCAAAGGTTTTGGCCTTGTCGCGTCAGATCCGATGCCGTAGCTGTAGACAGCCACAGGGACATTGCCGATCCGTCGCCACTGTGCCACATACACCAGACCAGACTTGCGCAGCCGAGCAATCAAGATCTGAGCTGATCTCTCTGTGCAATACACCTTGGCGGCCACTTCATTGGCCGTCATGGCGTTGTTCTGTAGCAGGTCAATGATGCGTGGCAGTCTGACTGATTTCATTTTGAGTCGCTGTGCTCGCGCCTGTCGTGTCTCTCAGCCTCTTCACGGCGCTGGAAATACTTGTCGCATTCGGTGCAGCGCCACCAAGTTTGCTCAATGACGCGGGTCTGTCTGTCCCTGTGCTGGCCAGTTGTTGTGCCGTACATCGTCAAGACTGGCTCAATCATTTCTTGGGGACCTTGACCAAGGCGAAAGCTGAAATCGGTTTCTTCTTGCCGATGCCATGATTATTTTGTTGCGTGGCGGCTGACTTCTTGCCAGCGACATGCCTGCGCAGTGTGTCGTCATTGCTGAAAATGGATGGTGTGCCATCGTTCCAATTGAATGCTGTCTTAACGGTCATATCCCCAGTTCCTGCATAGTTGTTTTGTTCGTTGTTTCAGTTTCTTTTTGGCGCATATTTTTGCATGCTGACGCTCAATCATCTTCTCTCGCAGTGTTAGCAGCGTGGGTGGCGGTGGGAATAAACCATTCCAGCCAATCAAGCCACACGCCATGGCAATGAGAAGGCGGTCTGTCATGCTTCCACCTTGATGCCGTGAAGCGCCTCGGTGTCACGCACGAGCAAAACGTAATCGCCAAAGTCAATCTCCGCATCTGTCATGTCCAACACCTTGGCCACCTGCCAATGCTCACGCAGTCGCTCTAGCGCCAGTGGCTGGCGTTGTGGTGGGGATGTGTCTTGAATAACATCTGCCACCATTTGTGCGACCATAAAAAGTGCGGATTTGTTGAATCAAGTGTTTTTCTCCTTAAACCCTACAATCGCCAACATAGACAGTTCTTTGAAATCATCTCTGTCCATCGTGATGGATATGCTGT